TTATCCTCTAATATTTCTATGTCATATATCAAACCTAAATGTATTACTGAAACACTAGGTATCTCTGGGTCATATACTTGTTCTAAGTTTTTTACAACAGCCGCCATTATCCTATTACGTTCTTTGTTATACATATAGATATTTATATTCCAAGTTCTCGTTCAGTCAGTATGATAAACTCCATATCTCTATCTTTACAGTATTCAATTGCATTTTTCCACTTTGCATCATTGACTGCATATGTACGAACTTCATTTATGTATTTTGAGGTTTTTCTTTTTGGTGTTCGTGGTGGTTTAGTCTGAGCTTTAGGTTTTACTTCTATAACCCATTTTTTCATACCTTTGGGTGTCTTTACCTTGACGTAGAAGTCTGGAAAGTATCTATGTATTCTACCATCTAATGGGGAACGATATGGAATGAAAAACTCTTCAGAACCCCACTCTACTATTTTATCGTTTTTGTCACAGTAGACCATAAACTTTCTTTCCCACAAAGAACGATAAATAATATTTGAAGGGTCACCTTTATATTTTTTAGGATTTGAGGGATAATATTTTCCACGATACGCCATGATGTTTCACCTAAATATTTACAAGGATATTTATAAAGATGCGTGGATTTCTAAATGAGATAAAAAATGTTGCAATTAATCGTGCAACAAACAAATTAAGAAGTGTGGTAAATGAAGCGCTAGGTGGTGTTTCTGGATTACCCATGAATCGTGGTAGTGTATTACCTAATCACAAAAATAGATTTGGAAGACCTAATCCATTTGATGGAGAAATGGTTATGTATCCAGAAGACCTAGGCCCAGAGTCTGGTCAAGGTCATTACATCATATTCAACATTAATGAACAAATAAACGCAAATGTTGCTTTTGGAAGTAAAGGTTCAAAAGTTAACAATATGAGAACTTTGACTAATCAAGAAGAATATGAAATTGCAGCTGGACTTACAAAAGACTTAACAGATGCAGATTTAATTAAAGGTTATGATAAAAGTTCTTTTTTACCAGCTGGTCAAAAGAGATATGGTTTATCTGGTGTAGAAGGAAGTAATAGTTTAGGTCAAACTACAGACAGTCTTGATAGACTTGCAACTAGACAATTGAAAAGTTCAATTGCAATGTATATGCCTGCATCTGTAAGTGTAGGACAATCATCAAATTATCGTGAAGTAGAGATTGGTGCTCTTGCAACTGCGGCTCAAGAATTTTTAAAACCAGGCATGGCGAACCCATTTGATGCACCTGGCCAGTTTGTAGGTCAAATGACTCAAAGAGCAAAAAGTGCATATGAAAATGCAAGAAATTCTCAAGCAATGGAAACTGCAACAGAAAGTTTTGTTAGAGGTACTTTAGGTTCGATACCTGGCTTAAATGGTCTTGGTGCAGTGCAAGACGCTGGTAGAGGATTTATCAGAAACAATCGTATGGAACTTACCTTTGATGGTGTTGGTAGAAGAAACTTTAGTTTTTCTTTTAAGTGTATGCCTAAATCTGAAAACGAAGCAAAAGCAGTAGATAAAATTGTGCAAATGTTTAGATTTTATATGTCACCTAGTTTTGCTGGTGAGGATATATCAAAATCTAGAACCATGTTAATTCCAGCAACATTTGATATTACATATGTGTATGGTTCTGGTAAAGTTAACAACTTTTTAAATAGAATATCAACTAGTGTATTAACTTCATGTAATGTAACATATGGTGGTGAAAGAGTACAATTTTTTAGACCAACAACAACTTGGGATGGTTTAGATGGAGCTCCACCAGTAGAAACAAATATAGAGTTAAGTTTCCAAGAGATAGAAATTATCACTAGAGAAAGAATAGGAGTAGGATTCTAATGGCATATTTTGATATGTTTCCACTAACATTCTACAGACACAAATCAAATAGTAAACCTATTTTGATGACAGATTTACTTGCAAGGGTTAAAATAGTTCCCTTGGTAAAAGAAAATATTGTAAACTTTGATTATTACAATGTACAAGATGGTGAAACACCAGAGATGATTGCATATAAGTACTATGGTGATGTTAACTTGCATTGGACAATACTTGCAGTAAATGATGTAGTTGATTATTATGAAGACTGGCCTATGAGTGTTCAAAAGTTTGAACAATTTGTAAAAGAGAAATATGAAAATCCACAAGCGATACATCATTATGAAATATCACAAGTTTCTGGTGATACAGAAATCAAGATAGATATAGGAATGAATACGACTGAATATCCATCTGCGACTGCGATATCTAATTATCAATATGAAGACAGACTACAAACTGAGAAAAGACAAATTAGACTTATTACTCCAGCGTATATTCAACAATTTGCAACAGAGTTTGAGAGAAAACTTAAAGAGACTGCATAATGTCATATATTTCAAACAGTGAACTTCAGTATGCTGGTGAATATCTACTTGAAGAATGTAGAATTATTAGTGTTACTGGTAAAGAATACGATATAAAAGACTTGGTTGAAGAAGTCAACGTATATGAAGATATAGAGGATGCGGCCATTAGTGGTAGTATTATTGTAAGTGATACCACTAATATTGTTATGAACTTACCAATTATTGGTGAAGAAAGATTAATCCTAAAACTATCAACACCACAAACTTCCCCTACAGAAGAAACTATTATTGATTACACTCTTAATCCTTTGATGATATACAAAATCAATAGACAACAAGGTATTGGTGAAAACGCACAGATGGTTTCTATGGAATTTACAACACCAGAAACATTAAGAAATCAATCTACCAGAGTATCACAATCATATAGTGGTGATACTTCTGAAATTATAGAAAAGATTTTAAGAGATGAAACATACTTAAATAGTAAAAAGAATTTTTACAAAGAACCTACTGCAAATATGGCCAAAGTTGTTTTTCCTAATTTACACCCATATAGATGTATTACACAACTACTACAAATGTCAAATTCTAAAGACAATGGTGACTCACCAGCGTATCTTTTCTATGAGTCAACTAAAGGATTTCATCTTAGAACATATGATGGTCTTTGTAATGACCCAGTGCAATTTGACTATAGAGATAATGTTGCAACAAGATTAACTCCACAAGGTACGACTGACCCAATTGCAAATCTAGAAACTATAGGTAATTATGAAGTCGTTGCAACTAAAAACTCAATCAGTAGTGTTGGTAATGGTATGTTGAGTTCAAAACTTATTCAACATGATATTTACAATAAAAAAATCAATACTCATAAATATAATTACTTAGAGAATTATGATAGGGATATTCATCCAGATAACGGAGAATCAAATCCAATTGTTTCAGAAGCTCCAGACCCAGATACAAATAAAAACTTATCACAATACGAGGATACGAGAGTGTTTGTAACTACAACTGCATCTGGATATTCATTCTCTGAAGATTCCAATTACCCATACCAAAGTGACAATCTAGAACGAACCTTACAAAGAAGAGTTGGTAGGAGAGAACAATTTGGTGGTGGTATAATATTGAATTTAGAAGTGCCAGGAAATACCATGATTAAAATTGGTGATAAAATAAGTGTAGAACTTGGTGCATCATCAACATTGTCAGATAAAAAAGATGACGATAATTTATCTGGTAATTATATTATTATGAGATTAAGACATATCTTTACACAGTCACAAGAATATAAACATAAAATAGTTATGACAGTCGCAAAAGACTCTAAAAGGGGTTTACCTTACCCAGCCAGTGGTGTGTCACAAACAAACTACTTTGGTAAGTCAAAAGGTCTATCAAGAACTATTGTAACATAAGGAGAAAAAACAACTCATTTATCATGATAAATCAACATTAGTAAAAGGAAACAATATGACTAGTAAAAGCAAACTGAAACTTAGAAAATTTAATTTCCAAAGACAAGAGAGGATACTTGAACCCATGAAACCAGAAGAAGATAAATATATTAGAGAGTTGTTAAGAAAGATAAAACATGAAGACATTCCAACAAATTCAAGAGGGAGTTTACGACCCCAACATATTTAACGCAATATTTCTTGCAGGCGGGCCAGGTTCTGGTAAGTCATACGTTGTTAGAAAGACCACTGGTGGTCTTGGTATGAAGATTGTCAACTCTGACGATATCTATGAAAAAGAGTTAGAGAAGGCTGGTCTTGATATTGGTAAACCAGAGGATATCTTTTCTGATGAAGGTCAAGAAATTCGTGGTAAGGCGAAACGTCTAACTAAAGGTAGACAGACTAGTTGGGTTGATGGTAGATTGGGTATTATCATTGATGGAACTGGAAAAGATGTTGCAAAAATTACTAGACAGAAAAATGCACTAGACCAACTTGGTTATGAAACCATGATGATATTTGTAAACACTTCATTAGAAACTGCACAACAAAG